TTGGTCACGCTCTAGCTGAAGCTTATGACAAGAAAGTCTTCCGTACAGTTGCACTAGCAGCTCGTGAAGCACATCCTATAACAGCATCACCCGGTCCAGAACCCGGTGGTTCTATCATCAAGATAGGAGCTAACAATGAGTATGATGCTCAGCGTTTAGTTGATGCCTTCTTTGAAGCAGCATCAATCCTTGATGAAAAAAATCTACCTAAGTCTGGTAGAACAGCTGTACTATCTCCAAGACAGTACTATGCACTAGTCTCTCAAGTTGATTCAAACATCTTGAACCGTGACTATGGTAACTCACAAGGTAACTTGAACTCTGGTGATGGTCTTGTATCTATTGCAGGTATCGACATCAAGCGTTCTAACAACCTACCTTTCAAAGCTGGTACAGTTAATTCACAAGCTGGTGAGAACAACGCATACAATGGCGACTTCTCACAACATGCTGGTCTTATCTACCAGAAGGACGCAGCTGGCGTTGTCGAAGCTATTGGCCCACAAGTACAAACTAGTGGTGCGGATATTAAGACAATGTACCAAGGCGATTTAATCGTTGGACGCTTAGCGATGGGCGTTGGCACACTTAACCCTGCTGCTGCTATTGAAATTCAAACTGCTTGAGGTAAACTATGTCAGTTAAACCCGGAGTTTCAACAACTAGAACTATCTCTGCTTCTAATGGTATTAGCGGTGGAGTAGGTTCTACTACAACTAATGCGTTAACACCTTTAGAATATGGTAGACAAGTCCAATCGGATGGTCTATCTGCTAGAGGAGAAGCTTAATATAGAATTTAATTATGGCTAATGCTGCTACAGCCGCTGGAAACAATGGTGTTTCTGGTGCATCTTCTACTACCACAGCTCTTCGTGCTTCTGTAGCACAGACTGAAGGTGGTAGTTTCTCAAGATCAGATGTAAAGTCTGAAACAAAAAACCTACGCTTTGCTTATACAGGCGTAGAATGTGATACTCCAACAGTATCCAGATAAACACGGGGGAACTTCGGTTCCCTTTTTTTTATTTACAAATATTATTATGCCTATACCTACCACTAATGCTACGGAAGAATTACCTGCTGTTAATCAAATACTCGCATCAGTGGGGCAGGCTCCTGTAACTACGTTAGACCAAACCAACCCAGACGTTGCGATTGCATACGATACATTGTTACAGGTCTCTAAAGAAGTACAAGCAGAAGGTTGGACTTTCAATCAAGAATTTGAATATGAAATAACTACTGATGCTAATAAAGAATATGCAATACCAAATAATATATTACAGATAGATTTCTCTGATTCTTATACTGGTGACATAGATGTTGTCAGAAGATCAGGTAAATTATATGATAGATATAATCATACTTATGCTTTAGGTGATACTGCAAACACTAAGTATGAAACAGATGTAGTATGGTTTTTTGATTGGGTAGATTTACCTCAACCAGTACAAAACTATATTGTATCTAAAGCTGCTACAATTACAGCTCAACGTATTGTAGGAGATCCACAATTAATCCAAACCTTACAACAAAGAGAAGCACTAGCTAGAGCCAACGCTTTAGAATATGAGTGCAACCAAGGTGATTTCTCATTCTTTGGACACCCACAAGGACAGAGGTATAAGACAAGTTACAAACCTTACAACGCTTTACAACGCTAATGGCAAGTGTTACACAACGTGTCCAAAGTTATACAGGTGGGGTATCTAAGCAACCAGATGATAAGAAGTTTCCCGGTCAAGTTCGTGAAGCTTTAAATGCTTACCCTGACCCTACCTTTGGTTTACAAAAAAGACCCGGAACTAAATTCCTTACGAAACTTAAAGATGGTGTACCTACTGGTGGTTCTGAATTTACAGGTACATCTTTAGATAATGCTAAATGGTTTTACATCCATCGTGCTAATGATGAAAAATATATAGGATGTATTCTAGGTAATGCTACTGCAGCTGATGCAGCTATACATATCTGGAATGCTACAGCTGATGGTAATGGTGATTATGTTAAGTGTGCTGTAACAGCTACTAATACTCACAAAGCTTACTTAAGTGCTGTTGCAAAAGATGACTACCATATACTAACTGTACAAGATACTTCTATTATAACTAACAAACAGAAGACTGTTACTACACAAGCAGATCCTTCTTATACTGCAAATAAAAATGCAACTGTTAGACTAAAAGGTATTGAATATAGCTCACCATATGAAATTAAAATTAAAGTAGGTAGTAATTCTGAGATAACATTTTCAAGACCTACCTATGCATCTGATTCATTTGGTAGTACAACTACTACTGATCCTAAACTAAATGCTTGGCATATTTTAGGTAACACTTCAGACGCAGTAGATAGTCCACAGACAGCTGGTTTAAAACAGTTAATTGAAAATAAAATAGCAGCTAATGCTGATGGTTTTAATAGTAATATGTCAGTGACTCTTACTTCTACAACCTTAGAAATAACTCATAACACTGCTTTTACTCTTAGTGCTAAAGGTGGTACCTCTGGTACAGAGCTAGTTAGTTTCCAAGACTCAGTTAATAGTGTAGCTGACCTACCTACAGAATCTATAAACGGTAGAAAGGTAAAGATTATTAATACAGCTAATGCAAATGATACTTATTATTCCACATTTGTAGCAACTAATGGTGTCTCTGGTCCCGGTTATTGGGAAGAAGCATTAGGTTATGGTATGTCTCCCGGTTTAACTGACTCTACCATGCCACATGAATTAGTTAATACTGGTACAAATGCGTTTACTTTCAGACCTATTACATGGACTGCAAGATTAGTTGGTGATGATTCTACTAACTCACATCCTTCATTTAAAGACGCTAAGATTCAACAAGCATTTTTCTATAATAATAGATTAGGTTTCTTGACTGAAGATAATGTATCTATGAGTCAGTCTGGTGAGTTTTATAATTTCTACCACATTACAGCTCAAACTGTTAGTGCAGCTGATCCTGTTGACCTTAGTTGTTCTAGTATTAGACCTGCTGTACTACATGGTATTATACCTGTAGCATCTGGTTTAATTCTATTCTCTGAGAATCAACAGTTTATTATGTATTCTGCTGATGGTAACCTATCACCAACTACAGCTCTGATACGTGGACTCTCTAACTATGAGATGGACACTAAAATAGACCCTGTTGATGTGGGTACTACAGTAAACTTTATTAGTAAAACACCTGCTTATTCTAAAGTATTTGGCATGACCCCTAGAGGTGAAGGTCAGGTACCTTTAGTAAGAGATGTAGGTAAAGTTGTAGCTGAGTATATACCAGAGAGTATAGACAACCTAGTAGCTAGTCCTCAGAACTCGTTCATTGCAATGTTTGGTGCTGATTCTGAGAAAGTATATTTCTATCGTACTCATACAGATGGTGAGCAAGAAGTATTACAAGCTTGGTTTAACTGGCAACTAGCTGGTAAAGTGTTAGAGTTTGTTGTTGATTCAGATGTTATATATGCTATACTTAAAGTATCTAATGGGTATCAATTAGTAAGTGGTAACTTAAGTGCTACACCTGAGGATGAAATTCTTGTCACTCAGAGTGGGATACAATTGAATCCTTATATGGATATGTATTCAAAAGCTTCTTCAGTATCACATCTTCCTATTGAATCTATAACAGTTACTGCAGGTGGATCTGGATATAGTAGTCCTCCGACTGTAACTATAACAGCTTTGAACGGTGGTACAAATGCTACAGGTACAGCAGTTCTTAATTCTGGTGCTGTGGCTAGTGTTACTATTACCAATCCCGGTAAGGATTATTTACATGGTGCTACAGTCACATTTAGTGGAGGTGGAGGAGCTAATGCAGCGGCTACGGCTGAAGTATTTAATGGCTCTAGATGTTACCTTCCTTATGCTGATATAAGTTCATTAGAACCTATCATTGTAATTGCTGGTGGTGTTGGTGATACTGATTCAGGTTTTACACAAGCAGCTGATAGAGGTTCAGATGGTGTTGGTCCTTATTTTGCTATAAAAAATAAAGATTTCAGTTCTATTGCAACTAAAGTTATTGTAGGATTTAGATATAATTATGATGTAACCTTACCTAAAACTTACTATCAATTAGATAAAGGTATAGCTGATTATACAGCTGCTTTAACAATTGCACGTATGAAGTTCTCTGTTGGTCGATCTAGTACTATTGGATTTAAATTGAAATCTGATGGTTACAAAGGTAGTACACAGACATTTACAGGGGATGGCAGTAATACAGTATTTTCACCTGATTTTACTGTACAAGATAGAGCTAATATAAAAATTAAAAAGAACGGTGAGATTCAAACAACAGGTTTTACAATAGCTGATCATGCTACATTACCAGATAGAATTACAGTTACGTTTAACTCAGCTCCAGCTGCTGCTAGTACAGCTGCTAATGTTACAACAGCTGCAGATTCAATTGAAATTTATATAGATAACTGGTATGATATACAACCTGTACAAGAAGCAAATGAGTACTTAGCAGATGACGTTCCTATGACAGATCAAAACATATACACAGTACCTATACATCAACGTACAGATAACTTTTTATTAAGAGTCTTTAGTGACTCACCATTCCCAGTCTCTTTGACTTCAATGATGTGGGAAGGAAACTACTCACCACGATTTTATAGGAGGACTTAGGTATGGCTGATGCTAATCAAATAGATCAGAATTTAAGAAATGCTCAGTTAGATTGGGCAACTGATAATTATGGTTTTAATAAAGCTAATCAGTGGACTAATTACTACCATCAATTAGAACAGCAATATGTTAGTATTTTAAACGAAAAGGCTAAGATCAATTATAAGATGCAATCCGACATGAAAGGTTGGATGGATCGTGAAGCAATACGTCAATATGGTCTTAAACAAGAGAGACGGGCATATGAAAAAAGTTTACAAATATACGGACAACAAACAGGCTTTAATAGTATTGGAGCTGAAATAGCTTTAAATGATGCAGCACGTGCTTATCAAGATACTTTAACATCTTTAGGGTTTCAAGATAGAGATCTACTTTTAAAGTACCATGAAGGTGGTGAGACAGCTGCTTATGAAACTGAAGGTTTAACACAACGAATCAACCAAGCGGACGAGGTTGCTCAACTACAAGTTCGTGGAACTAAATTAAATAAAGATATTGCACAAGCTGAAGCTGCATTAGATAAGTTAGGTCTTAGACAAGGTTTAGATGAAACCAGAGCTAAGGCTGCTTTTAAAATGCAAGACTTAAGAAAAGAATATCTTCAAAAAGAAGGAGCACAACGTAATTTAGGACAAGCAGGTCGTTCAGCTGGAAAGGCAATACAAGCTTTATTAGCGTCCCACGGGGCCACACAAGCTGCTATTGTAGATTCTATCAGTAGAGCTGATGCATCCGAAGCATTAAATTTTAGAAGGATTTCAGAAGGTTTAGAAAATACTGCTAACAAAACTAATTTACGTTATGCTGAAATTGCTAAGAACTTAAGTCATACTGTTGATCAAGCACAACATGCTCAAGCAGGTATAGGTATGAAGTTTAGCCAGCTTGGACGTAGAACTGAATTTGGTAGAGAACAGGTAGCAGCTTCTAGAGATAGTGCAGAACTACAATATGGAGCTGATCAGCAGAGAATACTTATGGATAAATTCCAAGCTGATCTTAGTGCATGGGGTAGTCTACAACTCAAACCTGAAGCAACACCTGTTGAAAGTCTTCCAATTATTCAACCAGAACAATACAGATCAACTTTACCTAAACCGGGTGATGCTCCATTACCACAGATGGGAGTAGATACAGTTGAAGGTAAGAGTGCATTACCGGGTCTTGTGAAAACTGTCGCTGGAGCTGGTATGATGATTGCATCTGGAGGAACTTCTACGGCACTGTTTGGAACAGGCTTAGATATGGCAACAAGCGGAGCAATGGAAACTTTATTTTAAACTTAACTAACAATTAATTATGAGCCAATTTCGTGGGTACGCCCAGAAAAGCAGCGTTCAATCAAACATAATAAAATTACCTGATACTTCTGAAAAGATTTTACAAGAAAGTAGAAGGTATTTACAACAATGGAGTAAGGTTTCTCAACAAGATCAATCTAAACGTGAAACATATTTAGCACAATTAGAATCTAATTTTAAAAAAGAGGAACAAGAAAGGCTTACTAATAGAAAATTAAGACAGCATTACGCTGATGATTTTAAAGAAGCCTTAGACTATAACCATAAAGTCAAGATAGATGGTGCAGCTAAGGCTGCAGATGCACAGCAAAAAAGAGCACGAGAGATGGCTGCTTTCTCTCAAACTCTTGCTAAAGGCTTGACTAATATAGCACAAGGTTATGTACAAGATAGACAAGAGTATGGTAAAAACTTAGCCATACAATATGATATATCTGAATCTGATGTTAAACATCTAAGAACTCTTGATGGACGATTAGAAGATTACGAAGGGAAAAACAACGAATTAATAAACGAACTACTAAGTAAAGGTGCTAGTTTTGAACGTATAAACCAAATTAAAAACCTAAGTGGTTGGTCTATGCGTGGTCTAAGAGAAGGTGAAGTTGTCAGAGCTGCAGATAATTACGAAGGTTATTATTATAGTAAGTATCTTGATCCTATCGAAAGACCTAACGGTTTACCTCCAATGTCATTGGCTCAAGCTGATGAAATGGGAGACACTGTAGCATTACAACAGTTACAAGGTATTGTAGCTGGACAGTATTGGAATCAACCGGGATTAAAACATGTTAGTAATAATCAAATTTCACAACATGCCAGTGAAAAGATAGCTTTAGTTCATGGTCGTAGCCGTACATATCTACACCAAAAGATGATCAAAGATGCTAGAGAAGCTGCTGATAATCAATTCAAAGATATTTTAGCTACTAAATTTAAAACAGGTGGTTGGAAAGCTGTATTTGATATGACTGCTTTACAAGCTGGAAAAACTGGTTTTGCTACAGCTGAAGCTAAAAGACATAAAGCAACTGTAGAGTTATTCCAAAGTGGTGTATTAAATGAAGTACATTTAAACGAAGCTAAGGTATATATGATGGAGCCTAGAGATGGTGGTAAACCAGTTCTTTGGCATCAAAGAAATCATAGGAAAATGTTTGAATATGAAAAAGCATTTAGAACTTATGAAAATGAAAGAGCATCTATAAGAGACGTTGATAGAGTGCGTAGAGTTTCAGAAGAAAAAGCTGAAGCTGAAGCTGTAAGAAGTGATATCATCAGTAATTGGGAGAATATACCTAATGTTGGTATGTTCTTAATGAATGAGTATAAAAAGGCTGGTCCTAATACTCACTTACAAAAGATGTATTTAGAGCTACAAGGTTTAGCACAAGGCTCTGAAATGAATGATAAGATGGGTGAGCCTATATTATGGGATTTACTGAATAAAAAAACTTTAACTAGAGGAGATGTTCTAAGGATGAAATTAAGTCCACAGAAAACTAATGAATGGTTAAAGCGTGCTGATGCAGCAAGTCCTTTTACTTTTACTAAAGATGAACAAACTGTTATTACAAATCAAGCAAGTACTATTGTTGAAGATATACTAAAACAATATGGTGCAGAAGGTAAAAGTGTTAGTTCATCTAGTCTAACTAAATTCAAAATCAAAAGAGAACTAGGTAACTACTTCAAACAAGGTTTATTGAAAGATATGGGTAGATTAGATGCAATAGCATGGGCTAAACAGCAAGTAGATAAAGATATAGCTGATGGTGTGTATGATATAGTTGAGCGTAAATTAATCAGAAAAGATGGTAGAGAAATAACAGTACAATCCCCTGAGTTTAAATTATTTGCTCCCGGTATAGATAACACTAGAGAACCATATCCTTATAGTAATATCAAAGCATCTGATATAGCTGCTAATCCAGATCTTATATCTACTACACCTATATTTCCAAGGAAAGTAGTAGAAGATTATTTCAACGGATTAAAGCATCATAAACATAACTTACCACCTGCTGTTGTTCATTTTGTCACAACTAAAGTACCAAGAGATCCTGAAACTGGAGCACCATTAATAACTCCACAACAGTTATTAGAAGCACAAGCAGAGGCACAAGGTATTGAAACATTAGGAAATACTGAAACAATTGAAGAGGCAAATCTAAGTAAAATACCACCAGAATATCATAAGTCTATGTACACTGCACATGCAACAAAAGAAGGAACACTAGGTATCTTAACTTATTTAGATTTAATACCACAACCTCCTAATGTTAAATTCTATAAACAGCAATTAGTTGATAGCTATACAGGTTCAGAGAATCCATATAAATTTAGTGAGTCAGCTTTAGAGATGTTTAGAGATATGGGAGGTGGTAAATAATGTCTGATTTTTCAAGTGATATAAATCAAGATTATATCCCTCAAACAGATCAAGAACGTCTTGAGCATGAGCATAATAAAAAGTATTTAAAATGGAAATCTGAAGAAGATGCTAAAGCCGCAGCTTCTACTGAATCTGAAGCTCCTGTTGAGGAAGCTGAACCTGAGGAAGATAAAGGTGCTGTCTATAATATAGGACATACTGCAGCTGCAATACCATTAGGTACAGCTGATTTTATTAGTGATGTTGTTGGTTTAGTTCCATGGTTAAAACCTGCTGATGAATGGTGGGATGAAAACTCACCACGATCTAATCATCCAGCACATAAAATTATTAGAGATGCGTCTTCTATTATTGTACCTACATTAGCAACTGGTGGTGTGGTTACTGGTGGTTTAAAAGCAGCTACGGCTGCTAGAAGTATACCACAAGCTACACGTATTTTAGGTACTATAGCTGCTCATGCAGGTGTAGATGCTAGTGTGACTGCTATTTCTTCTCATTCAAAAGACCAAGATAATATAGCTGCTGCATTGAATGATTGGTTAGGTTGGGATCTACCTTGGGCTACTAGAGATACAGATAGTCCAGATATTATAAGGAAAAAGAATGTAATGGAAGCAGCTGGCTTAAGTGCTGGTGTAGATCTATTACTAGCTTCGTTTGCATTAGGAAAAGCTTTGAGAGTTATACCAGCTAATGAAGCAGCTGAAAAAACTTTAGCCAAACATGCTACAGGTTTTGAAGGTCAAGATCCTATATCTGAATCAGTACTATCACGTAGAGCTGCAAGATCAAAAGAAGTTAAAAGGGAAACTGCTGCAAGAATATTAAAAGACCCACAAAATACTAAATATGATTCCTTTGTAAATGATCCTCCAATTGGACCTAATGCTAGAGCTGTAACAGATTTAGAACCTAATCCAGTTAAAGCTAAGATTGATAACTATAGAATTCAAAATAATGTAGGCACTACAAATGGTAGAGCTAGACCTGTTGTTGATTCAGTATTCCTTAAAAAGTTAGCTAACGCACCTGCTAAGGAAAGAGCTACTCAATTACGTGAATTATTTGAACAAGATCTCACTGCTCCTGTAGGGGCTAGAATCAATGAAAAAGTAATACCACCTGCTGAAATTAATAAAGCAGTTACTAAACTATATGATGAGGTATTTAGACCTGAGGTCAGTTTAAAACAGGTTGAGGCTATTGTTGATGAGATGAAAGGTAATATCTATAATGCTGCTTCAGTAGATCATAGACACGGACCTGTATTAGCAGAAGCTTTTTCTCAAGCTTTCTCTGATCTATATAATCCTAAAACTATGCGAGCATCAGCTATGGTAACAAACCAAGTAGCTGGAGATGCAGCAGATACAGCAGCAGCTGTTAGTCTTATAGGTGATGTAGCAGATACAGGTAGACAACAAGAAATCATAATTGAAAAACTTAGGATTTTAAATAAAGAAGTTAATGCTAATAAATATGTTGTTAGCAAAGCTCAGGAGTTTAAACAAATAGCTAAAGCTGGTAATCAATCTGCTATTAATCAATGGTTATTAAATCAAGCTGATGAATTTGCTGAAGGATTAGAAGCTGCTCAATGGAAAGGTCATAGAACATATGATACTTTAGATAAGATAGCTAAAACCAATCCTGAATATTTAAAACCAATTGTCTTAGCTATAGAAGCTACTAATGGTGAAGTAGATCAAATCCATAAATTAAATAGATGGACAGAAAATAATATAGGTTTAGTTAAAAAAGCATTCTATGATGCCGAACCTGAAGTACCTAGTTTAGTAGTACAAGGTTTAAACGGTGTACGTTATAACCATATGTTAAGTGGTCTTGCACCTTTACGTGCAATCACTGGTAACTCTATGTTAACTGCACTTAAACCAGCTACAGTATTAGTAGGTTCAAAACTTACAGGTGATGCAAAATCCTTCCAAAAAGCATTGTGGACATATGGTGGTTTCTCTGAAAACCTTAAACGTGCTTTTAAAGTGATGGGAGAAGAATGGAAACTAGCTAAGTTAAAACCAGAAGAAGCTATGATGCGTGGTCGTGCAGATCTACGTTCAGCTAAGATGGATAACTTTGAAGCATTAGAAGCTATGTCTGATGTTTGGAGGAATGAAGGCGAGAATGGTAAAGTCGCTTTGTGGAATCTTGCTAAAGGTATGCATTGGTATAATAATAATCCATTTACTAAATGGGGTATTAATGCTATGTATTCTATTGATGGTTTCACTAACTCTATGATGGCTAGTGGTAGTGCTAGAGCTAAAGCTTATGCACAGTTAATGGAAGAAACAAACGGTGCATTCAGTAAAGACGCTTTTAATAAACTACAACGTAGATTATATGATGATGCATTTGATCACACTGGATTATTAAGAGATAAAGCAGCTAAACATTCTGCACAAGAAATAGCACTGAACTTAGATAATGATTTAGTTAATAGAGTTAACCAAGTTATTGAAAAAGTACCAGCTGCTAGAGCTTTATTTATGTTCCCAAGAACTGGTATTAATTCATTACAAGTTGCTTGGTCATTCACACCCGGTAGTAGTTTATTACCAGCTTATACTAAAGCACGTAAAGTTTTAACTGCTGATACAGTTGAGACAATGACAGAAGCTTTAGCTGAGCATGGATTAGATTATAGTATAGATGCATTTAACACTCTAAAATCTGAGTACATTGGTCGTCAGTTGATGGGAGGTTCTGTAGTTACAGCTGCTGGTTTATGGGCATTAGAAGGTAACCTTACTGGTAATGGTCCTCATAGTGCTGGTGAACGTAAACGTATGCAAGATATGGGTGCTAAATTCAATTCAATTAAGAATCCAATTACAGGTCAATGGCATAGTTATAAAGGATTTGAACCATTTGATAGTTTATTAAGTACAGTAGGAGATATAGTTTACTATTCTGATCGTATTGATCAAGCTGCTACTGAACAAATGTATCAGAAGTTAGCGTTTTCTATTAGTATGAATGTAGCTAACAAGACATTCCTCAGTGGATTTGAACCTCTTGTGTCTATGTTCTCTGGTGATGAAGGTGCATTTAAACGTTTTGTCGCTGGACAAGCTGATTCATTAATACCTTTTGCTCCATCGGGAATGAGAAGTATATTAAATAATGCAATCGCTCCACAATTAAAGGATGTAGAAAATGATTGGGGATCTTTAATGTCTAACAAATGGAAGTTCTTGAATCCTCCTAATTTAGTTGATCAATTAGATATGTATACTGGTAAACCAATTAGATTCCATGAGCCTTTAACAGCTGCAACTAATGCGTTTATGCCCTTCTTTAAATCTAATGGTGATATGGAACCTTGGAGACAATGGTTATTAAGTACTGGTTGGGATAGTTTACCTAGTATGAGGTCTAATCCAATCACAAAGATGCCTATTACTACTAGAGATCGTCAATGGATTAATAATTGGATAGCTAATAATATGAATTTAGCTGGACAAATAGAAGGTATGATGACAGCTTCTGATGATTTTTGGAACAAAAAATTGAAGGAGTATAAGAAAACTAGAGGTCTACAAAAACAATCAGACTATCCAATTAAAGAGTTGGTAGTCCATGAAGAATTAGATAGAATCCATAGGGATGCTATGAGGTTTGCTTGCTCTGCTCTAGAGAGATTCCACGAACAATATTCTTCTATTGGTGAACGTAATTTACAAGTTAAAAACGCTTTAAGAAGAGGTAATATACCTAAAGCATTAGATAGTTTAGAGGGTAGAAAGGAGTTAGAACAACTACTTAAGTATTAAACAACACAAGGTATTATGGCAACAATTGAAAATCTTTTTACGGGTAACGGTTCCACCGTCGATTACTCTTTTACATTCCCATATTTAGCCGAAACAGACATTAAAGTAAGTCTTGGAGGCGTTATTACAACTAACTGGTCCTTACATAATGCCACTACAATAAGATTTAGTGCTCCTTCAGGAGGTGCTACAACTTATCAAGAAGCTGGTGGAGCACCAAAAAGTTCAGTAGCTATAAGGCTTTATCGTGATACAGATGATGAAGCTTTAAGAGCTACTTTCTACCCCGGTTCAGCTATACGAGCTAATGATTTAAATGAAAATGCTTTACAGAATTTATATGTAACACAAGAAGCACATGACAAATTAGGTAAGGCTTGGTCCGAAGGTGATGAAACAATAGATAGTACAGAGACGTGGTATACAACAGATGATACTAGAATTGCTACTACTAAAGCAATTGAGAATAGAATAACTGCAAAAATTACAGAACTACCAGTAAGTAATTTACAAGATGGTGCTGCTAGACAATTAATACAAACAGCTGCGAATGGTAGTGATGTTGAATGGACTAATAATGTAGATATACCCGGTACATTAGATGTAACAGGTGCAGCTACTTTTGATGGTACAGTTACAGCTTCTACATTTACAGGTGATATTAGTGGTAATGCTGTTACCTTCACTACAACTGCAAACAATACTGCCGATGAAACAGTTTATCCTGTATTTGTAGATGGTGTTTCAGGTGCTCAAGGTGCTGAGACTGACAGTGGTTTTACTTATAATCCTTCAACAGGTGCTTTAACTGCTACTTCATTTGTAGGTAATGTCACTGGTAATACATCTGGCTCATCTGGGTCTTGTACAGGTAATGCAGCTACAGCTACAGCTTTAGCAGCAGCGGCTACTGTAACTAACTCTGAACAAGCTGCACATAGTGTTGATGATTCTACATTTTTCACTACTTCAGCTTCTGATGCTAGATACTTTAATGTAAGCACAGGGGATACTATTAAAGATGGTGATGCCTTTCCTGATAATGATACAACAATAGCTACAACTGCTGCTATTAATGATAGAATTATTGATCTTGTTGATGATGTAGGTGGTTTTGTTGCAATAGCAAGTGAAAACCATTTCCCAAACGCTAACCCTGATGTAAATAATGGTACTGGTACTATTGTTAGTATTAAAGCACTTTCTGAAAATATAGTTACAGGAAGCGGTGTAACAAGTAATAATAGTATTGCTCAAACAGTAGGTGGTACGGCTGTTAACATAACTGGTTTAACACAAAACACTACTTATGCAGCTGGTTTTGGAATGTTAGTAGAAACAACTACTACATTAAATGAATATACATTCCATAGATTAACACCTAAAGCAACTGAAGTTACAACAGTTGCAGGTATCGCAGGGAATATAACTACAGTTGCTGGTATCTCTGCAAATGTAACTACAGTCGCTGGTATTTCAGCTAACGTAACAACTGTTGCTAATAACAATACTAATGTTACTAACGTTGGAGGTTCGATAGCAAATGTTAATACAGTTGCAAGTAACATAACTAACGTTAATAATTTTAATGATTTATATCAAATAGCTTCTTCAGCTCCTTCTACTGATGGTGGTAGTAACTCACTAGCTGCTGGTGACTTGTATTTCAATACATCTTCTAATGAATTACAAGTTTATAACGGTAGTGCTTGGCAAGGCGGTATAACAGCTGTCAGTGATTTAATGCCTAAAACTGGTGGTACATTTACAGGAAGTATTGCGTTTAACGATAATATTTACGCTAGATTTGGTAATGATTTAGATTTAGAGGTTTATCATTTAACAGGTGTACCCGGCATAACCTATGTAAAACATACTTCAACTGCTGATTTTATTATTGATAAAACTTCAGATTCTGGGGATATTCATATAAAATATGGAACAAAAGAATCTGCAATATTTAAAAATGATGCCGCTGTAGAGCTGTATCACGACGGTACTAAAAAAATAGAAACTACCTCGGACGGAGCAACAGTAACAGGAACAATTTCCGCTGGTTCAGCTTCATTTACAGATGACGGAAGTACAGGACCAGTAATTAATATTTCTGGGGATGATGATAATGTTTGGTATGGTCGAATAGGTAATGAGACATATCACAATAATCTCGCTACTGGTTTTAGATTTTATGTTCAAGATGATGGAGACGCACGGTTCACACATTATGGAAATGCAGAATATTTAGATTGGTCGATAGGTTCAAATAATGGAACCACAAATCACTATGACATTTATAGAACGGCTGCAGGTGCTCTTTATTTATACAATTCGGGTAATGTCAGATTAACCACGACAGCGGCGGGAGTAACCGTTACTGGATCAGTTACCGATAGTACAGGTGAGTTAAGAACGATTGTTCAAAACACTCAAGCAGGGGCTTATACCTTGGTTGCAGGAGACGCAGGAAAGCATATCTTAGCTAGTGGAAATATTACAGTTCCTGACAGCGTTTTCTCAGCAGGTCAAGCTATAACTATCGTGAATAATACGGCTGGTAATTTAACCATCACTAAGGGTACAAACATGTACAATGCTGCAGACGGAACTAATGCTAACCGCACGCTTGGTACTAGAGGAATGGCTACATTGCTTTTCACAGCAGCTGATACTGCTTACATCTCAGGTGCGGGGTTAACTTAATGCCTATACAACAAATGTTATTAGGTGGCGGCGGTGTTCCCCCTGAGCCACCCGGACAAGTTGTGTTCACATCAACTGGAAGTAATAGTTGGACCGTTCCTAACGGAGTCACGTCAGTTAGCGTGGTTTGTATAGGTGCAGGAAGTGATGATGCCAGCCAAAACGGTGGCGGTGGTGGTGCTCTAGCTTACGGTAATAACATCACCGTAACACCCGGTGCTTCAATATCTCTTCAAGTCGGATTAGCTGGACAACAGGGTAGTGGAAACACCTCTGGATCTTCATGGTTTATTGATCTTAGTACTCTTAGAGCTGGTGGTGCTTATGGTATGACTGGAGGAGCTAGTTCAGGTAGTGAAAGAGATGGTGGCGGAGATGGTGGTGCTGGCGGAGTAGTCTCCTATTGGGGTGGCTGGCGTTGGGGCGCAGGAGGAGGAGGAGCAGGTGGATATAATGGAGATGGTGCTGATGCTGCTCAAGGTGCTGCTGGGAATGATGCTCCAGCTGGTAGTGACGGTGGTGGTGCTGGTGGTCATAGTAGTAACGTAGGCGGTTGTAACGGCGGTGGCGGTGGCGGTGGTTCTGGTTTAATTGGAACTACAGTTTCCTCAACTGGCGGTCTAGGTGGAACTAATACTGCTGTTGGTGGCCAAGGTGGTGACGGACAAGGTAATGGTGGCTGTAATAATACGGGAGGTGAGACCAAATGTCAAAATTACAATATAAATGGTAGAAGCTATGGTGGCGGTAGAGGTGGACCTTCAAGTGGTCGAAGTTGTTCAGAGGCTTTTCCCGTAGCTGCTAACGGTGCTGTAAGGATTATATGGCCGGGTGATACAAGAACCTTCCCCAGTGCTTGTGCAGACGTTTAAAATGAATTAATTATTAAAAAATTATGGCTAAATTAGAATACACAGACTCAAATAATAAAAAACACACTCTTGAATTATCAGACGCTCCTGATAATACCCAAAGTGAAAAAATGGCACAATTTTATATAGATCATTTAAAACAACACGACGTTAACATTGGTAAATAAACTAGCAGTTATTGGTGCTGGTAATGCTGGTTGCGTTTCAGCACTTCATTGGAGGCTATACGAACCAGATTTAGAAATTGATTTATATCATGACTCTGAACACCACCCAATAGAAAGAGTTGGACAAGGAACAACAATCCCTGTAACAGGGTTAATTTCTACTTGTTTAGATTTTAATTGGTTTAATAATCCTATTGGAGCAACATTAAAAACAGGGGTTCTATATAAGAATTGGGGTACAAAGAAAGATCATATTTTTCATGACTTCTACTCAATGGATCAAGTATCGATTCACTACACTCCTAAGAAATTAAGTGATGCTGTTTTATCTAGTGGAAAGTTTAATGTTATAGAACAAAAAATCACTGATCCAGAAAAAGAAATTGACGCTGATTTTATTATTGATTGTCGTGGTCGAAAGGCTAGAGACAAAGATAACTTAGATACTATTGTTAATCCTATTAATTCCGTTTTACTTGCAAGCTTACCTAAAAGAGATTTACTCTGGACTGAAGCACAAGCAACTCCTAATGGTTGGACTTTTGTTGTTCCTACTGAAGATAAATTAAGTCTTGGTTATCTATATAACGCAGATTTGACTTCTAAGAAAGAAGCAACTAAAGACTTCCAAGAACGCTTTGGTGTAGAAGAAATAGAACATTCAATGAAGTTTGACAATTACTGTTCTTTTAATCCCTTTGTTGGTGAACGTACTTTGTTAAATGGTAATCAGTGTGCATTCATCGAGCCGTTAGAAGCTACAGCTACGGGGTTGTATTTATATATTGCGAGGGTTGGTTATGATCGTTTTATCAACAAGGTAGACATTCCTCAATGCTTACATTTACTGCATAAAGAAGTTGATACGATTGCAAATTTTGTTTTATGGCATTACAAGACAGGTTCAAAATTTGATAGTCCTTTTTGGAACTATGTCAAAACACTACCTTTCACTCCTATTGAAAAACCTATTCAAGGAGGAATGTACGGTCAATGGAGGAAGCAATCATTTGATATTTGGGAAAATAATACTTAATAAATATGGGAGATGAACCACTCTTTCCTTCTATAACTCTACCTGATGCTTTGACTATTCCGGGTGCTATAGATATAGCAACACCGACATTAGAGCAACCTACAGCAGATATACCTAGTTTTCCGACTATAGTTGTAGCTCCAAGTGTTTTAGCACCACCTACAGGTGTTATTACAGCTGATTTGGAAGAGATTATGGAAGAAGAACTAGCAAGAAAACAAGAAGGTAAACCACCCAAACCAAAGCAAGAAGCTGCTGAAGTTAAACGTATAGATATACCATTCACTGACCTGACGTTTCCAGTTCCCAAAGAAGAAATACTCGTGACTGCAGGAACTACAGCGTCAGTGAGCGTTATAGCCACCCTTACTGTGACTTCGTTATTTAAGCAAACTGTTAAAGTAATGAAACCTATCATTATGCAGATTGCAAAACGAATACAAAAGAAATTTAATGGAAACCCCACAGGAAAAACCAAAAAACCTTCTGAGTAAACTGAAGGATGCGGCAGAAGATCAAGAACATCAAATACAGATTCTTGGTACATTTGTACGTTTAGGTGTTGTAGTTTGGAGTGGTTTTATAATCACAATGAACTACGTAGAAATACCTATGGTTAAGAAGTCAGGTAATTCTGATATCACGTTCGTTGCTAGTGTCTTTACTGGAGCATTAGCGACCTTTGGCCTTACTACAGGCAACAATAAAAAACAAGGTCCAGTAAATTGTCCTATGGCTAAAAAGAAACCAGAATGAACAAGTATTTACTATTTTTGCTGCTACTATTTCCAGCTGCAGCTAGAGCAAATACAGTCACCCCTGCTTTCACCCAAGGTAGTATGAATAGTACTACAAACTCTACTCAACAAATCGTAGAAACCATACAAACCACAGTATACGGAGGCGATTATTCCAGTTGGACTGGTCACAATATAACCCCTTCAGGTCATATAAACGATCATGCAACAAATTTCGATATAACAACTCCCGGTCAGAACTTTCAACTAGAAATAGTGAACAGAGCTGCAGGAGTAATCGAAGTAACAGATATAAACAGAACAATAGATACAACTTCGCTAACTACTTCCTTGTCAGTCTTCTCTCAATAGGAGCAGGAGTACCAGTTAAAGCTGAAGATGGGAATACAGTGTTAAACCCTCAGACTTCAGCTGCTGCGACAGGAAATGTAACGAACCAAGCTGTGCAATTCCAGAACAATTCTGGAGTTTCACGGCAACAATACGGTAGGGGAGTGGTTTGTAACGGTCCCGTTATGAGCCTTTCACCCTACTATCTAGGTACTGAAGGTAAACCGTACGATCCTGAGTCTTATAATATAACTCATAACTGGGGAGTACAGATGTCTTTCATGGTACCACTAGATAGAAAGTCTGTTGATATATGTAAAAAGATTGCTGAGAAGGAATTACAAAAACAACGGCTCGATTATGAGCTTGTTCGCATAGATAACTGCACAAGATTCATGCAAAGAGGTTTTACACTTAAACCGGGAACTGATTTTGTCTCACTTTGTAATGATGTAGTGCCAATTGCTGTTTTATCAGCACAAGATAAACAAAAACAACCCACTAAGAAGAAATGATTCTACTAATTAAGCCTATCCTACTCAAATTCGCAACTTCTGAATCAGTTAAAAAACTGATCGTTGATATTTTAAAGAAGCTTGTTTCCACTACCGATAACACTGTGGATGATAAAGCAGTAGAATTTTTGGAGAAACAGTTATTTCCTAAAACATAATGGCTAAAAGAGCTACGGAAGAACAGTTTAACGAGCTACATCGGCTCGTTACAACTGAATTCCTTAAAAGAATAAAGAGTGGAGAAGCTTCTGCTCATGAATTAAAGGCAGCCTGTGATTGGCTGGTTAAAAATGATATCAGTGGTGTTGCTTATGAAGGTAATCCATTAGATAAATTGGCAGCTGTAATGCCTCAAATCGACCCTGACCTTGTACAACGGAGATTATATGGCAAGCGGACTGAACACGTCTGACTATTATAAGTCCCACCCAAAAGCAAGAGCTAAAAAGAACGCTTATCAAAAGAAGTTTAATTCATCTGCTCTTCAGATTCGGAAAAGAACAGCGTTAAATGCTGAAAATAGAAGAAGAGGAACTTATGGCAATGGTGATAAGTTGGATGTCTCGCATAAAAAAGGCGGCGGCACCAAACTCGAAGCCCAATCAAAAAACCGAGCCAGAAATAGAGGCAAAGCGTGACCCCACTACTACCCACTCCTAAACATTACTTATACAATCTAATAACCATGACAAGTCCTGACGCTAAAAAGCTCTGGAGAAGAGCTGTTAAAGAGCACTTTAATTGTACATGCGTTTATTGTGGAACCCATTATGAAATTAATCAACTTACACTCGATCATGTTAAACCCAAATGCAACGGTGGAGAAACAATTACAAAGAATATGGTACCAGCTTGTAGGAGATGTAATCAGGAGAAGGGTAGTAGACACTGGAGGGACTGGATGAGAGATACGTTTGGACACAAACCGTATCGAGAGGAACTTATTTTATCACACATTAATTAACTATGGGAAGAAGAGATTTAAGGAAAGTCACTCAACGTAAACCTAAAACAAAAGGTAAGGGTGATGAATTAATTGATTGGACAATTAAAGATTTAGATCGAAGAGGTAAAAATCTTCAACAGCAATTAGATCTTTATGGAAGACAATTACTATATGGTATGGATGCTACTCCATCTGAAGTAAGTCAACCAAAACGTAAAGGTATTACAAAGCAACCATCACAAGAAGAAAGATGGAGAAAAGAAGAAGAGGACTTTGCTAAACAACAAGAAGAGTGGAATAAAGCTAATGAAGCTCAAATAAATCCAATACCACCAGATTTGAGAACTAGTGATGAATTTAACCCTGCTGTGCAGGAAGGTGTTATGTTTGATAGCCCTTGGTCAGATCAACAAACAGTACTACACCAAACCAATCTTCTTAGAGCAGCAAAACTTGCAAAAGTAAATGCAGAATTTGATTTCTCTTTAAATAATTTAATAAGTCTTCAACGAAATGATATTCAAGGAGAATCTTATAATAGATGGTTGTCTGAAGGTACAATACAAAAACTAGGAGGACATTACGCTGCAGTAAGTCAGTCTGATCCGGAAAACGTTACTGGAGTAAACCCGATTAATACTAATCCAGTTTCTGCTGAATCAGACAGTGCAAACGCAGAAAACGAGAGTATATATAAAGACTCTGGAGAGCAAGATCATTATCAAAGTGAAGTAGAAGCAAGAGAAGCTGAAAAGAACCGTGAAGATCAAAGCTTCTTAACTAAATCTAATAATGCAGCTGCTAAATCAGGATTATTTAAAGATGAAGAACTATTAGCACTCCGTGATAGACATAGAAGTGGTGAATGGAGAAACAAGAGTAATGTAGATACTAAAGCTGGTACAAACATTGGTCAATTATTCAAATCTAATCGCCGTGAATCCAACTAAAGAACAAGCAGAGATCATGGAGTTTGAAGAAGGACTCTGGGGATCTGGCATTGCCGATAAGGTAGAGCAGGGTGGTAAAGATGTTGTTGCTAAACTACAAGAATGGTCAGCACCTCAAGAAGGTTGGCACGACGATGCTTTGAGGTTAGCTGGTGGCGGTTTAAAAAATGTTGCATGGTTGGCTGAAAGACCCGGTATCAAACAGGGTTTACAAGTATTAGGTGCAGGTGGCTGGGCTGGTGGTAAACTTGGTGAGGCGGCTGCAGAAAGATTAGGTATAGATCCACGTCTAGGTAAATGGACTGGTGGGTTTGCTGGAGATGCTGTAACAGGTGGTCTTATTAAGAAAGGAGCACAAGTTGCTAAGACTGTTAGACAATTAGATAAACTAAGTCCATTAGAAAGTGGTAGATTAGTAACTGGTGGTGGTTTTGGAGCTGCACCTGTTGGTCCTAGAACTAAACTAGGTAAGCTTAAAGCTGCTGCTACTATGAGGAAATCTACTAGAAAAGCTGTAGATGAAGCTGTGTCTGGTATACCTCCTATTGAAGCTAGGATTGAAGAACTTTCTTTAGGACAATTCTCTTTAAAAGCTAGGGAAAATAAACGATTAAATGCCCTTTTCGATAGTGGTGAGTTGAAAGCTACACCAAAAGGTTTGAATAGTAAACAAATACAAGAGTTCTACGGTTTGACTCCTAAAGAAATGACTAAAAAACATGGATTTAGATATGTCAATAAAGGTAGAAGTAAAGAACCTAATTTTCAATTAAAAAGTACTGTATCAGAAGCAGCAGAAGTTGAACTTCGTAATTTAAGAATTAAATCAGTTACAGATCCTGCATTAAATGCAAGAGGTTTGAAGAAGTGGAAATATATAAATAGTAGAGGTATGGAAGCACATCATTTAACACCAATCCATGTTTCTAGTAAATTAAAGCAAGCTTATTTATATACTGCTGCTGGTAAACCTAAAAAAAATGGAATGGCTAAATGGTTGAAGAGGATTGAAGATGATGCTAAAAAACATATGTATCATGGTAATGATCCTAGAAATATTGTAGCCGCAAGAGGTAGTACAAGAATACCTACTTACCCTGCTGGTCAAAGGAGTACAATTTATCATAGAGCAGGTACACCCGGAAATCCCGGTTACCATAACTTAGAGAAACAGATTGAATTTCCTAAACGTGCTCAACTTTACGCAAAACCTCAAGACTTTGATACTACTCCATATCGTGATTTAATGAGAGAATCTCAAGCACGTTTAAGAGCACTTACAGATAAAACACAAACTGATGTTATAAAGTTCGAGAACGGCTTCTAAATACATCAAATGACCAAACACACATGAAACACATTACAACCCCCTTGGAGGCGATTTATGGCTAATCTCAGAACGATTAAAGAGGTAAAGAAGAAGAACAGAAGTGGGCAAGGTGGTAAGAAAAGAAAAAAACATCTTACAGGAAACAAGAAATCCACACCTAAGGAAGATACAAAGTTAGCTAAGTTAAGGGAAGTTGCTCCCGGCATTGCTGGTAATGATTCTACATTAAAATTATTAAAAAGCTTAGGTATTAATCCAAAGGATCTTACTGATGGTAATTATAGTTGGACTAAAAAATCATGAGCGTAATAGACAAACTTAAGTTCGGTAAACCCCTAAAAGGTTTGAATACACAAAAAGCAGCTAAAATTGAAGCTATGAGAAATAATGGAATGAAAATATCTGATAGCGATAGAAACTGGCTTAAGAATTATAATAAAGAAAAAGCTGAATCTAAAAAGAAATGAAGTCCGTCGTAGTAGTTCTCCAAGAGGACTTTAAGCTGTTCTTACAAGCCCTCTGGGAACAGCTCGACCTTCCTTCACCAACACGTGCTCAATATGCTATCGCAGACTATCTTCAGAATGGACCTAAACGTCTTCAGATCCAAGCTTTCCGTGGAGTTGGCAAAAGTTGGATCACAGGAGCCTTCGTCCTCTGGACTCTCTTTAAAGATCCTGAAAAGAAGATAATGATTATATCTGCCTCCAAAGAGAGAGCAGATAACATGTCAATCTTCCTTCAGAAACTAATTATAGAAACACCATGGTTAAAACACCTACAACCAAAAAGCGACGAGGCAAGGTGGAGTCGTATATCCTTCGACGTACAGTGCTCGCCTCATCAGGCTCCAAGCGTAAAAAGCGTTGGTATTACTGGGCAACTTACTGGTTCTCGTGCAGACCTCATGGTCCTAGACGACATAGAAGTACCCGGAAACTCTATGACGGAGTTGATGCGTGAAAAATTACTTCAACTCTGTACAGAAGCTGAATCTATCCTCACGCCGAAAGCTGATAGCCGTATTTGCTATCTCGGGACTCCTCAGACTACTTTTACTGTTTACCGTAAGTTATCTGAGCGTAACTACCGTCCCTTTGTTTGGCCCTCAAGATACCCAAGAAAATCTAAACTAAGTCAATATGAAGGATTACTCGCTCCACAGATCGTTGAAGATCTGGAAAATGCTGCAGAAGAATGGGATGTAACAGACCCAGATAGATTTGACAACGACGACCTAATAGAGCGTGAAGCAGCTATGGGTCGCTCTAACTTCATGCTTCAGTTCCAACTAGATACAAGTTTAAGTGATGCAGAGAAGTTTCCTCTTAAAATGGCTGACCTTATTGTCACCAGTGTTAACCCTGAGTCTGCTCCCGACGCTCCCGTCTGGTGCTCAGACCCCCAAAACGTTATCAAAGATCTACCCACAGTCGGTCTCCCGGGAGATTATTTTTACTCTCCAATGCAACTCCAAGGAGAGTGGGCCAGTTATACAGAAACAATATGCTCAGTCGATCCGTCGGGTAGAGGAACTGACGAGACTGCGGCCGCATTCATATCTCAACGAAACGGCTTCCTATACTTGCATGAAATGCGTGCATACAGGGACGGGTACTCTGATTCTACCTTGCTCGATATACTCAGAGGATGTAGAAAGTACGGAGTTACAAAGCTCGTTATTGAGACCAACTTCGGAGATGGAATCGTTTGCGAACTCTTTAAAAAACATCTCCAAAACACTAAACAAGCAATTGATGTAGAAGAGGTACGTGCAAATGTCAGAAAGGAAGATAGGATTATTGATTCTCTTGAGCCTGTCCTTAATCAGCATCGTCTCATTGTCAATAGAAGTGTCATTGAGTGGGATTACAAATCCAATTCAGATGAAGCACCTGAACTCAGACTGATGTACATGCTATTCTACCAAATGAGTAGAATGTGTAGAGAAAAAGGTGCAGTTAAACATGACGACAGATTAGACTGCCTAGCTCAAGGTGTGAAATACTTCACAGATGCTATGTCCATCTCAGCTAATGAATCAATTAGAATACGTGAAGCAGAAGAATGGAAAGATATGATGGATGCTTGGATGGATGATCCTCAACAATCAGTTAACCACTTGGCTTTAGGCTTTGATATTGATATGCGGCGTAAAGCAAGACAACAAAAAGGCAAATCCTCTGTCCCTACCTGGGTTTAACGTGACCCGCCCCGTATACAGGAAGAGGAAGGGTGGACCTCGGCCTGTGTGGAGGAAGCTCGTCTTTCAGACATCACTTCCTCCTTAATACATGATGGTACTGTTTTTACCATCCCTTATTACACTTACTCTAACTAACTATAATGAAGATATTCCTTGATACTGCTGATGTTACTGATATTAGTAATAGGTTCAGTACAGGATTGATCGATGGTGTAACAACCAATCCAACCCTCATATACAAAAGTGGACGCTCACCCGAAAACGTATACCAAGAACTAATTGACTTAGGATTAAGTGATATTAGTATGGAAGTAGTAGGTCAAACTAAAGGTACTCTAATTAGCCAAGGTTTAGCCCTATTAGATAGATTCGGAGAGTGTGCTACAATCAAAGTTCCATGTACAGTTGATGGTTTAAAGGCTTGTCAAGAGCTTTCAAGTAATCATGGTGCACGTGTGAACGTTACACTGATCTTTAGCGCAGCTCAGGCGATTCTAGCCGCTAAAGCAGGGGCAACATACGTTAGCCCGTTCGTAGGTAGGTTAAATGATAACTCTATGTGCGGTATTAGCCTGATTAAAGAGATTAATGCCGTATATAAGGCTCAAGAGGTCCGTTCAACGCATATATTGTCTGCATCTATCCGTAATGTTCGTGATGTAATACAATCTTACCATTATGGTGCTGATATAGTGACAATGCCTCCAAAAGTGTTCGATGAAATGTATGGACACGTGTTAACAGACGTTGGTGTCGGTATATTTGAAAAACATTGGCAAGATGTCCCAGATTTGTTACCCTGTGACCTAGATCCGGTGTAATTTTGACATAATTTTGTCTGGGCATATGCTGCATATTTCCACAATTTATCAGAAATAAAATTAATAAAACCAATATTTTTATAAATGTAATTTTGC